ATACAATAGGAGCAATTTTATAGTATAATTGCTCGATATAATATAATTTCCCCCAATAGTCGGAGGTGGCTTAGACCAACTGTTGTTAGGGTAATCAAAAACAGGAGGTATATATTATGGCAGACGATGTTTTGACCAAGGTTGAAAAACAAATGGAAGGAACCAATCTTGCCCTTGCCGCCGTTGCAGAAGTCTTACAGAAGATGGATGCTCGACTATCAACGGATGAAGAGGCTGAGATAAGAAAGGCAGAGCAAAACCAAGCGTATTCTGAAAGGTCTGCGCTGGTTAAGGAAATCGCTGGGGAAGTGGCTTTATTGTTGGCTGATAATGGAATGGATGTTGATGGCACAAAGGTTCGGAGTGCTGCTAAGACAGGTAAAACTGCTCAGGATTCCGATAATTCCGAAAAGGCTGTTAATCTAAAGTCTGCTATTGCTGACCAGCAAGCTACTATACAGGCGATGAGAAAGGAAGAGGGAGAAGAAGGAGCGGAAGAAGAAGAGGAGGAACTTACAGCTTCAAAAGGTGGATACATGAAGACTCATGATCCTGACGGTGAAGAGGATGAGGAAGGAATGGAAAAGGAAGGCGACGACGACAAGGCCGCACGGTATCCAGAAGAAGAAGATGAACCCGTGGAAGCAATGGCTAAAGAGCTACGAGCTATGAAAAAGCAGCTTTCTGAGTATGAGGGGAAAATGGAAGCCTCTATTACTAAGGAAGCTGAGAGCCGTTTGCGAAAGATGGGGTTCAGGGAAGAGAATGGTTTACAGCGTCCAGCGTTGCTGGATCAGCCGCTTGGAACTGATGGGGCTACGCCTCTCGTTAAGAAGGACGCTACCGATACGGTAGAACAGTTAATGGACTTGTCCTACAAGCAGCTTCGTGACCTACAAGCCCGAATTGAAATGGGCAACACCGAAGGAGTTCCGCAGGAGCTTCTGGGGTAAACATGAATCTAAAATTATTAAGGAGGAAATATCATGGCTAATCCATCACTAAGCGAATATCTCGCTCAGTCTCAGCGTGGATTATATCAGTCAGTTTTCGGCCCAGAGTACTTGATGAAACAGTCGTACTTTCAGGTTGATACTCCTACTGGTATTTTCAATACCACGTATGGACGAAAAGTGTGGCAAGCCCTAAATAACCAGACACGCTTCTTCAATGCTATCCCACGAACTGTGTGGGGTAACACTGCTGGTTGGCGTGTTAGGACAGACAGGGGTGCGGATCGTTCCCGACCTGTGACAGAAGTCGGTAATCTACCAGTAGTTAACATTTCCAATATTGAGGAAGTATCTAGTCTACCTCGTATTGTGGCAACGACCTTTGGAGCTTCCGTAAAGTCAGTCTTTACGGCGCAGTTGGAAGGCGGTGTCGGAGATGTGCTAGCGTTAGAGAACGAGAATGCACAGCTTGATCACGTAAAAGAAATTAACGAAGAACTCCTAGCGGGTTCCGCTTACATAGTATCAGGAGGGGCTGGAACATCGAATGGTACTGACGGTACAACTTTCATTGTCCCTGCATCTATTGGTAAGCATTTTAAAGTTGGAGATGCAGTAAGCATGACTGATATCAGTGCTAGCGGTTTTGACCGCACTGCTGGTTCCGTTGTGTCTGGTGTCTCTGGGGGAACTGTTACCGTTGCGGCTGGTAGAACATTCGCAAACGGGGACGCAGCTTCTATCTACAGTCGTGCTGGTATTACTTCTATTGACGATGTTGTTGCAGAAGATGCAACCTTAACAGGCGCAGTCGCTGGTGGAACAAATGTCAGGGCTTATAACTTCACTCAAGGTGGCAGGACAGCAGGCGATTGGGATGCTGCTGCTTATGTTGGGAGCGGTTCAGGTACCGCCAGAAATTTTAGCCTCGACTATGTAGATGCAGCAATCCAGAAGATTAGGGAAAATGGCGGTGAGCCTAAGCTAATTCTTTTGGGGCATGATCAGTACTTTAACATGGAGCGTTTGTTGAATGTTAACCAGCGTTACATGGGACAGGAAGAGTATCAAGTTGGTGTTGGTTCAGAGCGAACCTTCCCCGGTACTCGCACTGGTCTAGTATTAGCTACTTATCAGGGTATTCCCATCATGCCTGATGCGGATGTGCCTAAGTCGGTTGACTCTGGTGATACTGTCTTAGGAAGTAATGTCTATGTCTTAGATACAGACTACCTTGAGATTGCCGTTGCACAGCCTACTCAGTACGTTGAGAACCGTGACTACTTCGCAGTTAATGCGTTAGTGGTACGGGGATTGCTCTATACGATGGCAGAGATGCGATGCAAGAATATATTTGTTCAGGCCAAAATTACTGACTTGAACACCTAGTTTTATATTGTGGAGGGGTGATTAAGTTCATCCCTCCACCATCTTTTGGAGGATTAAAAAGTAATGCCATCTAAACTGAC